GCACAGATCAGTTTGATGATCCATCACGTGACATTCGTTCCATGAAGATGAAAGAACGCTATGACATCATCATGCTGGGTGACGGTGAAGGTATCACCGTTGCTAAGAACATCAGACTTGCCCGTAACTACGAGGTTGGCGTTATCAACCAGGTAAGCCTGTAATAAAACCTTAGGGCTGTTATAGTTACGACACAGTCTTAGAAAGTAGGGGGCAGCGAAAGCTGCCCCTTATTTTTTTGTATAAACCTTGTTACTAAATAGATATAAGATTTTCTGAGGAGATATGTAGTGGCGCTTAACCTTTTGGACTATGCCTCAGTTGGTGTAGATAAAGTAAAAATTAAATTTGGTAGAACAATAAAGGTTAGTTCTATTACAAATGATAAATTTATAGTACAAACAACTGACGCCACTCCAGTTGCTGTTGCAAACCCATTTAAAACTATAAATACTTTAGCTGACTATAATAGTATTTCCAGAACTCTAACTCTTTATTGGGATAAAGTTTTAACATCTGGTCAAGAATATTATATAAGAGCAGTTGGATTGTTAGATGCAGCAAACGAAGTAGTCACTGAAGAATATATAAAGTTTACCAAAATAGATGCAGCTACACCATCTGGTTTTTCTACTTCAATAGTTCCTGAAATAGAAGAAATATTAGTAGAAGATAATTCTATATTAACAGAAGCGTACGCTAGTTATCAGATCATTGCTAAAAACCCTAAATTTTATATTGATTCAGTTGAACCAAAAAATGGTGATTTTTATATAAATAATGATAACGAAAATGGAAGAGTAACAATAACCTTTAGTGCACGTCCAGCATCAAACTTTTTATCAAACAAATATTTTAAAGTACAAAGAAAAAAAATACAAAAAGCACCAAGTCGTTGGGAAAATATAAGCACACTAGTTCAAATGCACTCTTGGAAACCAGAAGTATATATAGATTTTCCTTCTTTAAATGATGCAACGCCTAGTTACTATACGGATGGTAAAGATTATTTTGAATCTGGATATAAATACAAAATAATTGTTTCTAAAGATGTAGGTATATAAAATGTCTAATTTTATTTATGGAAAAGCAAAAGAAGCATTTTTTAAAGGTGAAATTAATATAGAATCAAATGATTTTAAAGTTTGTTTTATACAAACAAATAACTACACGCCAAGTGAAAATACTGATGAATTTTTATCGGACATACCAACATTAGCTAAAGTGTACAAAAGTTCATCTTTATCAAATATTACTAATGTTTTAGGTACACTAGACGCAAATGATCTATCCGAAAATTACAATGGTTCTGCTTTCCAAGCAATAGTACTATATCAACATGGTACTACGGATGCAGAATCTAGATTAATATCTTTTATAGATGAATCAGAAGGTCTTCCTTTTCCAGGAACCCTTCAACCATCTACAATTGCTTTACAATGGAATAACGATTCAACTAAGATTATTACTATATAGGAAAATATATGGCAACAAATTATCCAAGTCAATTAGATATTTTAATAAACCCAACAGCAAACGATGCTTTAAATTCAGTTACCGTTCCGCATCATCAGCAACACGCAAATTTAAATGACGCTGTAGAAGCTTTACAAACAGTATTAGGTGTTAACCCAGCTGGTTCTCATCTTACTGTTAAAGATAGGATAATTTCTTTAGAAGGAAATATTAGTAGTTTAAATGGCTTAGGGGATGTTACTATAACTGATGTTGGAACTAAGGATATATTGGTTTATACAGAATCTGGTTGGGTTAATAAATCTTTAAGTAACTTGACAAAAAGCGCTGAAATTTCAATTAATGGAGGAAATTTTTAAATGGCAAATATAGTTAGAATTAAAAGAAGATCTGGTACAGGCGCTGCTGGTGCCCCAAGTTCGCTTAAGAACGCTGAATTAGCTTTTAACGAAGCTGATAATACCCTTTATTATGGTTATGGAGACGATGGTGACGGTAATGCTAATAGCATTCCAGCAATTGCTGGTGTTGGCGCATTTGTTTCACTTGGAACCGATCAAACTATAACTGGAAATAAAACATTTAATGGTGTTACGATAGTTCCTACTCCAACAGCTAACGGACATGCTACAACAAAACTTTATGTTGACAATGCAGTTTCTAATATCAGCGGCCAAATAGCTAATGTTGGTACGACATTTACAGCAGCTGGAGATACTGGCAACGTCACTATCGCAACAGGTACCGATACTCTTACAATTGCTGGTGGTACTGGTTTAACTTCTATTGCAGCAGCTACTGACACTATTACAATTAATCTTGATAATACAGCCGTAACAGCTGGATCCTATGGTGCAGCAAACACCGTTGCTACATTCACGGTTGATGCGCAAGGTCGTTTGACTGCAGCTGGTAACACAACGATTAACATTAACGCTGGTCAAATTACTGGGTTTACAGAAGACGCACAAGACGCAGCAGCAGTTCTGTTGACAAATGGTACTCATAGCGGCATTAGTGCATCGTATGATGACGCAAACTCTAAAGTAAATCTTACAGTTACAGCTCAATCATTTACAGCAGCAGCAGATGGTGGATCAAATCAAACAATTACAGCTGGAGATACATTTACAATTTCTGGTGGTGTTGGATTAACTTCTGCAGCTACAACGGATACAATTACTTTAAACCTTGATAACACTGCGGTTACAGCTGGTGGATATGGATCAAATACAACTGTTCCTACATTTATAGTAGATGCACAGGGTCGTTTGACATCTGTAACAAATCAAACAATTGCAATCACTGCTTCTCAAGTAACTGATTTTAGCGAAGCTGCCCAAGACGCAGTTGGAACAATTTTAGCAAATGGCAATGTTATTACAAAAACATACGACGATGCAAATGCAACTATCTCTTTTGATTTAAATAACACTGCAGTTACAGCTGGTTCATATGGGGCAGCAAACACCGTTGCTACATTTACAGTAGACGCTCAAGGAAGACTGACTGCAGCTGGAAATACTACAATTAATATCAATGCTGGGCAAATTACTGGATTTACAGAAGATGCACAAGATGCAGCTGCTGTTCTTTTTACAAACGCAACTCATTCAGGTGTTTCTGTTTCTTATGATGACGCTAATTCAAAATTAGCAATAACAAACCTTGGTGTAACTTCTATAGCTGGTACATCAAATGAAATCACTGTTTCTGGAACTGGTTCTGGTCCTTATACTGGAGCTATTACAATTGGGCTTCCAGATGATGTAACAATTGGAAATACTCTTACTGTTACTGGAGATTTAATAGTTCAAGGAAATACAACAACCCTTAACACTGGAACTTTGGTAGTAGAAGATAAAAATATCGTTCTTGCAAATACAGGATCACCAACAGATATAACTGCTGATGGTGCGGGTATAACAGTTCTTGGTGATTCTAATAAAACATTTAATTGGGTTGATGCAACAGACGCTTGGACATCATCTGAAAATATGAATCTTGCTACAGGTAAAGTTTATGAAATTGCTGGAACAACAGTATTAAGCAATACTACTCTTGGTTCTGGTGTAGTTAATTCTAGTCTTACCTCACTTGGAAATGTTGCAACTGGTACTTGGAGTGCTACCGCTGTAGGAGTCTTTTATGGTGGTACGGGGGCAACAACTGCATCAGATGCTAGAACAAACCTTGGTTTGGCAATTGGTTCAAACGTTCAAGCTTACAGTTCAATATTGGCAAACGTTGCAGCTGGCACATATTCTGGCGATGATGACATTGTTACTGTTGGTACTATAACTTCAGGAACTTGGAGCGCAACCACAATAGCATCAAATAAAGGTGGTACTGGATTTACAACCTATACAACTGGAGACATAATTTATGCAAGTGCAGCAAATACATTGTCTAAGTTATCAATAGGTAGCAGTGGTCAATTCTTGAAAGTCGTAGCTGGAGTTCCAGCATGGAGTGACACAATAGATGGTGGCACTTTCTAATTAATTCAAGAAAGGCTTTCCGTGGCTACACCAAGTATTACCTCTAATCAAATAGCCATAGATCCAATAAGTGGAGT